CGACAGGCCTGCAGCGGCTCAATCTGGTTCAGACCCAGCTCTTGCCAAAACAGGCGGCGCTCACGGCTTCCACCGAGGCGCTGACTATTGCCCAGGCCAACCTGACACGTGCCGCCACCGGTGGTTTGCTGTCGGCACTTGGCGGCCCGATGGGGTTGGCATTGCTCGCCGGCACTGCGGCGGCAAGCTTCCTGTTACTCAGCGACAACGCCGACCAGGCGAGAGTCAGCCTGGACGATCTGCACAAGCCGGTCGCTCAGCTGCGAGAAGAGTTCGCAAAGCTCAATAAGGACCAGCGCGAAGCCTCGCTGGTGAAATGGCAGCAAGAACAGGTCAATGCCGCCGACAAGGTGAAGGACGCCTACGGTGACCTCGCCCAGTCGATCCGATCAGCTGTGGTCACGGCTCCGGCGCGCGACTCTGGCGGCCAGTACAACCGGCAGTTGGCCGAGTACCAAGGGCTGATCGACCGGCTCAATGAGGCGCGCGCGTCGGGGCAGAGTCTATCGCCCGTGCTGCAGGAGGTGGCGACACGACTGCAACTGCCGGCCAGCACGCTGCAGCAGTGGATAACCCAGGCGGGCGCCGTCAGCGACGCCGACCAGCGATCGAGCCTGATCGCGGAAACCCTGCGAGTGCTCACCGGTGTCACCGATGCGAACACTTCGGCTACCCAGGCGAACAATGCCGCCAAGGTCGGCATGAGTTCGGCGGGTCAGACCTACCTGGAAACGCTGCAGAAGCAGTTGGCCGGCCTGCAGGACAATGGCGACGCGATGAAGATCGCCAACCGCTACATCGCCGAAAACGCCGATCTCACCGAGACCGACCGACAGGCGATCCTTTCGGCGGCCAGCGCGATCGAGGCACAGAAGAAGGCCAATCAGGGCGCCAAGCAGGAAACGAAAGAGGCCACCTCTGCGCAGACGAAGCTGAATCAGCAACTGAAGGAAGCAGAGACCGCTTATCAGCAGTTGAAAAAAGCTTACGACCCCGTAGGCGCTGCGTCCGATGAGTTTCAGAAGCAGACGAAGAACCTTGATCTACTGCTGGCGCAGAAGAAAATCACCACCGAAGAGTACGGCCAAGCTGTTGGTGCGCTCGCCGAGCAATTCAATAGTGCGGTGCAGGCCTCGACCGGCCTGTCGCGGGCGATGAAGTACCAGGCCGATCTTGAGCGTCAGTTGGCGATCGCCCAGCAGCAGGGCGACGCTGCCGCTGCTGCGGTTGGAATGGGAGACAAGCGGGCAAGTCGTGCTCAGTCTCGGCTGGCGCTTGAGCAAGAAAACAACAACAAGATCCTGGCGCTGCGAGACGAGTTGGCTACAGCCAGCACTGAAAAGCAGCGTCAGGAGCTTGAGAAGCAGATTGCCTTGAGGCAAGAGTACGGCGCCAAGCTGGTGCAGGTCCAAGAGGACACCTTCGCCAAGATCGACGCGGCCCAGGCCGACTGGAGTAATGGCGCGTCAGCAGCCCTGGAAAATTATCTCGACAGCGCCGCCGATGTAGCCGGCCAGACGCAGGAGCTGTTCACCAATGCGTTCAGCAACCTCGAAGACGGCATCGTTCAGTTCATCAAGACCGGCAAGGCGTCGTTCAAGGACTTCGCGGACGCGATCATCGAGGACCTGATTCGCATCCAGGTGCGCCAGGCGGCTGCCGGCTTCCTCAGTTCGGCGTTCGGCTTCTTGGGCGGCGGTGGGGCGGCGCTGGGGAAGGGCACCATGACCGGCTTCAGCGAGGTCATTCCCAACGCCAAAGGCGGCGTGTACGACTCGCCCAGTCTGTCCTCGTTCTCCAACCAGGTGTACGACAGCCCGCAGATGTTCGCGTTCGCCAAGGGGGCGGGGATCTTCGCTGAGGCCGGTCCCGAAGCAATTCTGCCTCTTCACCGGGGGCCAGATGGCTCCCTTGGCGTCATGGCTGCTGGCGCCGGCGGAGGCGGCGGAGAATCCTCGATCACGTTTGGCGGCATCACCCAGCATATCCAGGTGTCAGGGCAAGCCAACGCTGCCACCTTGGCCGATGTTCGGCGTGCTGCCGAGCAGGGGGCGCGGGATGGCTACGAGCTCATGTTGCGAGACTTCAAAACCAACGGCGCCGGGCGGCAGATGCTGCAGCGGCGGTAACCATGCTCGGCCCGCTTCGGCGGGCTTTCTTTTTGGAGTGACCCAATGGCGGAGGAATGGCCCGAGGACCTGGAGCCCACTGAGGTCACCTGGGGTGTCGTCTACAACAACCGGGGCTTCAGTTCTTCGCTGTCAAATTCGCAGCAGATCGTGGCTCAGCCTGGCTCCTACTGGAAATGCACCATGAATTTCGGCGTTCTGTATGAGGAGGACGAACGCGAACTGACCTCGCTGCTGGGCCGCCTGCACGGGATGTTCGGCACGGTAAACATCCCGTACCTCACCCGAGCGCGGGTGGACAACATCGGCACGCCGACGGTAGCAGTCGCCAATGCCCAGGCCAGCGTCATGCAGCTGCAGGGCATGCTGGCCAGCCGGCCGGTATTCAGCCGCGGCGATCTCATCACTATCAGCGGGGAGATGTTCGAGGTGGTGGAGCACGTCTCCTCCGACGCCGCCGGCAAAGCCGTGATTGCGGTGAACAAGCGCATCCGCAAGCTGATCCCGGTCGGCACTGCGGTGGAGTACAAGAATCCCTACTGCGAGATGCGCCGCATGGATGACACCAACGAATGGACCACTCAGCCCATGGTCTCGAACTCGACTCTGCAATTTCGAGAGGCATTCTGATGGCCACCGGTGTTTTCCCTTTCAGCCAGACAGTCGTCGATATCATCGCCAAGGGCAATTTCATGGCGGTATACGCCTGCCAGCTGGACTTCCCCGACGGGATGGTCTTCGCGCATACCGGTACCGGCGACCTGGTAATCGATGGCATCACCTATCAGGGCGTCGGCACCTTCGGCGCGGTCGGACAGTCGCAGGAGAGCAGCAACTCTGGCTCACCCATGTCCGTGGAACTCACGCTCAACGGTCTGGACACACAGATCATCACTGAAACCTCGCTGAAGGGGTGCCGGGGGCGCAACGGCAAGCTGATGTTCGTGGTGTTCGACCAGGACGGCAGCTATGCCGCCGATATCCTGTTCAGCGGGCGCATGGACGCCGCCAAGTTCTCCTATGCGGGCAATGGCGAGGAGGGCAACAGCATCACGGTTCCCCTCATCGACCGCATGGCCGAGTGGAACCGGACCGGTACCGAGCGGTGGACCGACGAGAACCACCGGGCTCGCCGGCAGGACGACCGCTTTTTCTTCGCCATCGCCCAAATAGCCGACTGGCCCATCTACTGGGGTGCCTCCAAGGACGCACCGAAGTTCACCTACGAGACATAGCCATGCGAAAGCGCGATTGGACGACACAGCTTGCCAACACGATCAAGGCCGCCACCGAGCGGCCTTTTTCATGGGGCGAATTTGACTGCTGCCTGTTTGCTGCCGACTGCGCCCAGGCGGTGTGCGGTGTCGACCCTGCCGAAGCCTACCGGGGCCGCTACTCCTCCGAGGCCGGAGCCAAGCGTCTGCTGAAGAAGTTGCACGGCTCACTGGAGGCCGCCTGGGATGCCTGCTTTGTCCGCATCCAACCAGGCCTGCTGCAGCGGGGCGACATCGCCCTGTACGACGGGCCCAACGGGCGAGGCGTGGCGGTGTTCTGGGCGGATGAGTTCTGGTCGGTGTCCCCCGATGGGGTCGGGCGTATTGAGTGTGAACCGTTGACGGTGTGGAGAGTTGAATGAGTTCAGCAGTCAAGAAGGTGGCCCAGATCGCGGTCGGCGCGGCCATCGGCTTCATTCAGGGCGGGCCTTGGGGAGCGCTGGCGGGCGCAGCGATGGCGTTCTACGTTGCGTCGCAGCAGGACAAACTCGATACCGGCTCGCTGCGCACCAGTGAACCGTCCAGCCAGACCCTGCGCTCGTCCAAGGCGGCTGCACGCTACGTGCTGGGCCGGGTGAGCACTGGTGGGGTTCTGGCCTGGGGGCAGGAGCAGGCCGGCGACCAGACAGACGGCGAATGGTTGCACATGGTCTACGTGCTGTCGGAGGGGGAAATCGATGGCTTGGAAGATATCTTCTTGGGGGAGGAAGTCATTCAGGCCTACGGCCAGTACGCCTCCTATGAACTGGTTACCAACCCTACTCAGGTGAACTCATACCTGAAAGCCAACAGCCGGGACTGGCGTGATACCCAGATCGGCCGGGGCCTGTCCTTCGTGCGGGTATCGTTCAAATACAGCGCCGAGAAGTATCCCTCTGGCATTCCGGACGTGCGCTTCGTGATTCGCGGGCGCCGAGACATCTACGACCCACGCACCCAAACCACCGGCTACAGCGAAAACACTGCCCTTCACATCCTCTGGTTCCTGCGCAACCGTTGCGGTGTGCCGGATGATGAGATTGTGTTCTCCAGCTTCGCCAACAGTGCCAGCGTGTGCGATGAAATGCTGGCCAACGCAGATGGCAGCACCTCGGCACGATACCGCTCAGGCTGTGTCATCGGCGCCGACGAGTCACGCACCCAGGTGATGCAGAAGCTAGAGACGGCGTGCGGAGGCAAGCTGATCCGTGTCGGCGGCCGCTGGATGCTGCAGGTCGGGGCCTACTACGGCCCGTATGACTTCGAGATCACTGAGGACATGGTGATCGGTACCGTCACCGGCAGCACTGAGCCGACCAACGACTCGGCGATCAACACCGTGCGCGGCACCTTCGTTGACCCGGCGCAAGCCTGGGCCGAGACGGACTATCCCGAGGTGGCGGTGAGCGAATGGGTGGTGGCTGACGGCGGTGAGGCAGCAGAAACTCTGTCGTTCTCCTACGTCAGCAACCCGTACCAGGCCCAGCGCCTGGCCAACATCGAACTGCGCCGCCGACGCGCCGGCGGAACCTTGTCGATCCCCATGAACTTCATGGGCTACAACTGCCGCCCTGGCCGCTCGGTGAAGGTCAACCTGCCATCCCTGAATATCGTGGGCGAATTCATCGTCACCGACTGGTCGATGAGCGCCGATAGCGGCTGTAATGTCTCGGTCGCACAGAATGAGCCGGCGATCTTTGATGATGCCGTGGGTCAGCCATACAACCCGATCGGGTTCATCAGCCTGCCCACTGGCGGTCTGGGCAGCCCAACCGGGCTCACCTGGTCGACTGACGACAATGCTGAAGTGACCCAAGGTACTTTGTCGTGGGACGCCCCCTATGGCGTGGTTACTGGTTACGCTATTACGGTAAGGCAGGGCACGGCCGCTGTGCAGGCGCAGCAGGTGCCGGCTACGACGCGCAAACTGCCGCTTTCTGGTCTGCCATCTGGCACCTACACCATGAGTGTTGCTGCCACCGGCCCGTTGACTCGTTCGGGAGAGGCCAGCATCACCGTGAACATCGATGGGCCACCCGTTCCTGAAGCATGCCGGGTGCAGTCCACCATCGACACCATCACGCTATTCCCAAGCAACGTGCAGCACGGGCTAAACGGCGGTACCTACGAGTATTTTTACAGCATGGATCCGCAGGCGGCTGCGGAACAGGCTGAGTACCTGGGGCGGGGCATGAGCCTTACCCACACAGGGCTGGCTTTCTTCACGAACTACTTCTACTTCATCCGCTCTCGGAACGCATATGGGCTGAGTGGCTTCTTGAAGGTTCCAGCATCGACATCGACGGATGTCAGCACCTTTCTTGATGCCCTGGCAGGCCAGATCAGCGAGACGCAGCTGGGCCAGAACCTGTTGGAAGAAATCGAGAAGATTTCCGGCGAAGGCCCGGAGTCGGTGAATGGCCGTATCGAGGCGGCCAAGCAGGAGTTGGAGGGCCTGATCACCGACTTGACCGACCCGCTCGAGTACGTGGCCACCAACGCTTACGCCAAGGACGATGCCGTGCGCAGCGGACAGCGCCTGTACATGGCCATTGCGCCGGTACCGGCGGCAGCCAACGGCAGCAACGCCCCGCCGAACCCGACTTACTGGGTCGATATCGGCAGCATTGCTTCGACGGCAAATGGCCTGGCGCAGGCGGTGGCCAAGAACACCACCGACATTGCGACAGTCGACGGGAAGGTCATGGTAAGCGCGGCCATGCTCCAGGCCGTGCAGTCGGCCTACCGCGACGACAACGGGGAAGGGGCCCTCAACGATGCATTGCGGGGCTGGGACACCCTGGCCAAGGTCTCGGAAGAGACGCGCACGCGCGCAACGCAGAACGAAGCCATGGCCACCAGGCTGGTGGTGGTGGAGTCTCGCGTGGATGACAACATCGCAAGCGTCCGGTCTTTGGAGCGCACGGTGGCCACCAACGAGAACGCGACGGCCAGCCGACTCACCGAGGTCAATACCAAGGTGGCCGGCAACACCGCGAGCATTTCTCAGCTGGAGACCACGGTCACCAACAACGAAAGCTCGACTGCCTCGCGCCTCCAGTCGGTCAATGCCCGGGTCGACGCCGCTAATCAGGCACTCGATCAGGAGAAGCTTGACCGTGACAGCGCGGTGACAGGCGAGCGTCAGGCGCGGGAAGCGGCTGTAGAGAACGAGGCGACTGTTCGGGCGGATGCGGACGAGGCGTTGGGCCTATTGGTCGAAACCGTCAGCGCCCAGGTGGACGAGAACACCGGCAAGATCCAGACCGTGGAGCAGGCCCAGGCAGACACCAACCAAGCGGTTGCCTCGATGCGCACCAATATTGAGGCGGTGTACACGGCTGGGCGGGACGACAATGCCGAGGGTGAACTGTCTGCGGCCCTTAAGGGCTGGGAAAGCACGGCCAAGATAGCCGAGGAATCGAAGACGCGGGCCACCGCAATCGACGCCCAGGCGAAGAAGACCGAGACGCTGGAGGTGTCGTTCAACTCCGGGCTGGAAAAGGCCAACGGCGAGATTGGGAAAACCAATACAGAAGTCCAGAAGACTACCGCTGCGGTGCAGGTCACCAGCCAGGCCCTTGCGGCACTCGACGATAAAGCCAGCACCATGTGGTCGGTGAAGATGCAGGTCAACGCCCAAGGCCAGTATGTGGCCGCTGGCATCGGCCTTGGCATCGAGAACGGCCCGGCCGGCCTGCAGAGCCAGTTTCTGGTGTCGGCTGACCGGTTCGCTGTGGTCAATGGCATCAACGGCACCCTTGCGTCGCCGTTCGTTGTGCAGAACGGACAGGTGCTCATGAACACGGCACTCATCAACACCGCGTTCATCCAGCAGATCATCCTCGGCATGACCCTGCGCTCGCAGGCTGTCGACTCGCAGGGGCGTCCGCTCATCGAACTGAACATGGTAAGCGGCGCAGTGACGATCCGCGGCCAGACCGCTGACGGATCGATCCTGCTCAACAACGGTGGGCTCTATGTGTACGACGCCAACGGGGTTGAGCGGACAGCGGTGGGGAGATTGACCTGATGGCGATATATGGAACCCGAACGAGAAATGCGTCCGGAGTTATCACGCTCGATACATCTGTCACGGCACTAAGGTCGATTTATACCCTGCAGGTTACCGGAAATGGGGCTTGGGATCAGTATTTCTCAATTCCTCAGATAAAGGCTAATTCATTTGTTGTAGTGCAGTCGTCTACCCCAAATTCGGCTGGCGGTATAGAGGCTTGGTGGAGCACAGGCACGCTTCATTTGCGCCGAGCTTACAGCCTAAAGTGGATTGTCAAAGTGCTTTCCTTCGGTGACGCCCAAGATGCTACTGCTGATTACGGGATTAGGGCCAGGAATGACAGTAATTTAGTCCAGATCGACAATAGCAACAAGGCGATCAGAGTTGCGAGTAGTGGCTCTTTTGCAATAGGACGGAGGGGGCCTGGGGATTACATTACGAGTGGGGGAGGCACCTTTAGTCCTGCTATTACAACCACTGAAGAACCGATGGTCTTCCTGCGCTCCGATACGGGCATGATGGTTTGTAACTACAGGGTGCGCGGCTCACCTGGGGCGTGGACTGGATTCACAGTGGATGGCTGGTTCGGAGGGGCGTTCAATACTTTGTACTATACCGTCAAGTGGATGGTAGGAACTAGCGTAGCCACAAGCCCTCCGTCAGGTGATTATGGAATTCGGATAAAGAACGAACTGTCAGAAGCTACGTTTAATAGCAATGATAACTTGATACTGTTGAGCGGTGGCGCACCTTCTTCTGATCGATTCAAGGTTGCAGGTTCTGACATTGCTATCGGTTCAACGCTGTGGTCGAGTTTTCAAATGCCTTGGACTGGTAGTTTTGATGACTACTTCCTGGCTTCAAGTTTATTACCGCAGTTCTATGACGGGTACACCATCTACGAGAACCCGGCAGGGTTTCACGTAGGGAACAGAAGTGTTCTCCAAGCGTATTCCGGAGCTAACGCCGGCACGAACGCGTCTGGTGTAAATGGACGGACGGTTTTTGCCGGTCGCCCTATGCGTGCACTTTGAATTAAAACGGGAATTCAT